AACAAGAACCCCGACTGGACAGCCGGTGTGTTGATGAGTAAGACCCTTGCAGGCACTTACACAATTGAACACGTAGTTCGTGACAGACGCAGACATGGTGGTGTATTCGACATGATCCTTGAAACAGCTATTGCAGATGGGGATGATGTTCAAATCATTATCCCGTGCGACCCCGGTGCTGCTGGTAAAGCTTATGCTGCCCAGATGATCCGTGACCTAGCTGAACATGGCTTCTACGCAAAGATGAAACAAACAAACAAATCCAAAGTTACTCGATTCGCCCCATTTGCTGCTGTTGCAGAATCTGGCAGTGTCGAAGTTGTAACTGCTGAGTGGAATGCTGACTACTTCTCGGAACTTGTACGTTTCGATGGTAGCAGGAACATTAAGGACGACATGGTTGACGCCACGTCTGATGCCTTCCATGCTCTTTCCACAGAACTTCATATCCCTGACTTCACTGTTCCAGAAATGTTGCAAGTGAATCCTTTCAGGGTCTACCACACATAAGGCGAGGTTATGACTGAACTAATTGAAAAAGCAGAAACTCCTTTGCCTCGTTTGCGTCTTAGTGAAATGGGAACTACCGGTCTGAAAATGGCTGGTGGTCGCATTAACGAAGAAGCTCGAAGAGAACTACGGTTCCCTGAAGCTTGCAAGACTTTCCGAACGATGGCTTCGGATGTAACAATTGCTGCTGCTCTTTCTCTATTCAAGATGATGATCAGCCGCGTTGAATGGACAACCGACCTTGGGCCTGCTCCAGATGCTGCGATGAAAAGTCGTGGTCAATTCCTAGAGGAATGTCTGGATGATATGGAACACACTTGGCGTAGCTTCATTCAAGAGTCTACATCTGCACTAACTTATGGCTTCTCGGTTCACGAGAAAGTCTACCGCCGTCGTGACGCTTCGACAGGCTCTAAATATAGTGATGGTAAGATTGGCATCAAGAAGCTCCCTATTCGCTCACAGGACACGATCTACAAGTGGCTGTACAGTGAAGACGGACGTAACCTTCTAGGCGTCCAGCAAAGCCTCACAGCGATTCAAGGAGCTGAACGCTACCTGAATCTCAATGCTATCAACAGCACTGGCATGATTGACATTCCCCGTAAGAAGTTCTTGCTGATCCGTGTGGACGCAGAACGTGATAACCCGGAAGGTAACTCGCCACTACGTGCTGCGTACTATGCTTGGAAGTATCGCTGCCTAATCGAAGAACAAGAGTCGATTGGTGTTAGCCGAGACATGGTTGGTATGCCAACTCTGTACTTGCCTCCACGTTATATGTCTGCTGACGCAAGCCCTGCTGAAGCAAAGATTTATCAATACTACCAGAACGTCATCCGAAACATTCAGATGAATGAACAAGCTGGTTTGATCCTGCCACAACAATTCGACCCTGAAAGCCGACAGCCATTGTTCAAGTTTGAACTGACTTCGACACAGGGTGCCAAGATGTATGACACAGACGCAATCATCAAACGTTGGGACAACAAAATCCTGACAGCATTGTTCGCTGACGTACTGAAACTCGGACAAGATAGTGTTGGTAGCTTCTCGCTTGCTGGTGCAAAAACAAACATTATGGCAATGGCGATTGAAGCACGTCTTCAAGAAATCGCTGACGTTATCAACAAAGACTTGATCCCTCAACTGTTTGCACTGAACGGTGAAGCCTCTGACGCTAAACTACCTAAGCTGGTTTACGGTGATCTTGATGAAGTTGACCTTGATGAATTCTCCAAAGCAATCCAACGTATGGGTTCTGTTGGGGCTCTTGAACTTGACCGTCCTATGGCGAACAAGATTCGTGCCGCTCTTAAAGTTCCTGTCAAACCTGATGATGCTCCAATCGATAAAGAAGAGATCATGGGTGGGGATTCCCAAGCCGGGTTGGCTGGGGTTGGAAATGGAGCTTCTAAGAAAGCATCTGGGAAAGATAACTCTGCCGCAAACAATGCATAAGGAGCCACAATGAAATTCGTTGAAGCACTTGCTGAACTAATCGAAAAACACTTCGGGGGCTCTTCTCAAGAAGTTAAGACACCAGTTGAAGTGACAAAAGCTCTTGATGAAGAGGACCGCAAGGCTCTCTTCGTTGTACTCGCCCCTGATGTAGTTGACCTTCATGGCGACACATACACAGCAGTTGAAGTCGAGAAAGCTTGTGACAACTACAACGCACATTGCAACGTAGCTTATCTATTCCACCAAGTAGAGACTGAAGAAGCTAAAGCTATCCAGTCTTTCATTGCCCCATCTGACTTCACACTGGACAACGGTGTTGCAATCACTAAAGGCACATGGCTACAGTGGTGGAAGTTCCCTGAAACGGAAGTTGGTGAGGCTCTTTGGCAAGGTGTTAAATCTGGCGACATCAACGGTGTCTCTATTGGTGCTATGGCAAATGTCGAGGAACTAGAATGACAATCGCAAAACGTCGCTTGACTGATATCAAGTTTGAACATGACGGGGCACACGTTGCCCTTGTTGGTAAGCATCAAGGTGGCCCAGCTAATGGGATTACCACTTTGATCACCAAAGCAACAAACAGTATTACACAAGAACAAATTGAGAAAGCCTCGACTGTTAGTGTGACAATGCAATTCCCTGAGTTCCTTCGTAAGTTCTTCGGAATGTACTGGGACGATGCAGAAGTTCTTTCTGCTGTTATGGGCTATGGCCGTACAGAGTATCCTGACTCGACTGAGAAAGATTACATCGACTCCAGAGTTGAATCCATCGATATCATGAAGTCTGTGTACAAAGCCCAAGACGTGGAGAAGGCTCTCGCAGCTCTAACTCCAGACCAACATCTAGCCCTTATGGCTGATCAAGAAATGCTGGAGAAAGCTTTTGCTGCTCTTCCAGAACAACCTATCAAACAAGAGGAAACTCAAATGGAAACAATTCTGAAGGCTGCTCACGAAGAAGCCGTTCTCGCTGCTGTTGCAGTTGAAAAGGCTGCTGCTGTTGCCGCTGTCGCTGAAGTCCAAAAAGCTCTAGTTGCTCAAGAAGAAGTACTGAAAGCTGTTCAAGCTGAGGTAGCAACCTTCAAAGCTGCTGAAGCTGCTCGTGTTCAAGAAGTTCGCAAATCTGCATTGGCTGCTGTATTGCCGGAAGCTCAAGTTGAAAGTGTCCTCAAGGCTCTAGAAGCTGTTGCTGAAGAAGCATTCGCTGCTGTCGTTGCCGGATACGCTGTACAAAAGGCTGCCGTTGATAACTCTGATCTAATGAGTGAAACAGGCGTTGCTGGAACTGGTACTGCCGATGCTCCAGAAATCGACCGTACTGCTGAAATCCTTAAAGCTAAGTACGCCCCTAAAGCTGCTAAGTAATCTACCCCATTTTATTAGGAGAAATACCCAATGACAACTTACGCCTCTGATGTACAACGTCTGAGCAACTGGCTGAAATATGAAGAAGAAGCTGGCTCTGGTGTAACCCGTGAAGTTCTGTTGAAGTCTGCTGTTAACGCCACCAAAACTGGTTCTGTCCTTGACAGCACTGGCGCTCTGGTAGTTGCTGCAACTCTTGCTGACGCTACTTACATTCTGATTGACGACTTGACTCGTCCTGCTGCTGCCGAATACACGAAAGTGTTGGTACTGGCCCGTGGTCATGCAAAAGTTGGTGCTAAAGCCCTGATCTTCGGAGCTGACGTAACAACCGACAACCAGCGTAAAACTGCGACAGATAAACTTGCTCTGAAGAATATCTTCACAGTAGAACAACTGGCCCCTTACGCCTAATTCTCTTCCACTTAACACAGGAGTCTAACAATGTCTCAAGTACAAATCGCCAAGGCCGCAGTACGCAGCTTTGCTGGCAACAACTACGAGTACACCGATCTTACGCAAAACCTGTTGATCATCCCTAACGTATGGTCGCTGGCTGAGCAAATCGGTCTGTTCGGAAAAGAAACCACTAACCAAGAAACTCTGACAATCGAAGAAATCAAACAAGGTTTCGGTCTGGTTGCAGACGTTCACCGTGGCGCTCGCCACACAGTAAGCATCGACGCTACCCGTCGCATGCACGCATTCGCAATGCCACACTTCACCCTTGACGATGCTATCACACCTCGTGATATCCAAGGCAAGCGTGCTGTAGGTGTTGACGCTCTGGAAACTGTTGCCGCTGTACGCGCTCGCAAACTGGAAGTAATTCGTCAGTCTTGGGCTGCTACAATGGAAAAAGCCCACTGGTACACAATCACAACTGGTTTGGCTTACGCTCCAAACGCCACCGTGTCTTACGACTGG